GGCACCTCCGACAGTTTGCCCCTGTCATCATTGGCGGGAATCAATTCGATTCCTAAGGTATAGCATCAAGTGTTAAATCACAAACAAAACACCAGGCTTAAGCTCTAGTATGTACACGAGAATCAGCAACCTTTAAAGCGGTTCTCGAACGTCATATATATACACGGTGCACCGCTACCTTTAAAGCGTGCAACCAAGAGGTGGCTATTTATATCTCCGCTGCCTAGCGGGCACAGTTATTCTAGTTATTCGTCTTCGGAAAGCCAAGAAACCATAAGAAAACTCCATCATCCCCACATCCTTGATAAAGAGTAGTAACAACGTTACCGGTGTTCAATGCTGTATCAACACCATAGAAAGATGACATAACAAAGAAATAATCATTAGTTACATCAGAAAGAGTCTGGGTAGGTAAGAAATCAGTGGGAACCATCAAAGGACACGTAAAATCAATTCGTTCAGAAACATTCTCAACGGCATGAGTAAAAGCATATGCTGGGCCTGGATCAATATGCAATAAAGTATCAGTAGTAGTATTCAAAGTGGGCGTTGAAGCTCCTGGATAATCATAATGGATAGCCGTATACCCAATACGAGGTAGCCCAGAAGTAGTACCATTTGAATAGGTGGACTTAGCAGACCATCTAATACTGCCACGGTATCCAAGATATCCAGTGGATATAATACCGAACATATTATTGTGATTTAAGCCCCAAACAAGACTTTGATTATTAAACATCGGCAAATTTCCTCCAAAAGTAGTAGAATTATTTTTGTAAGATGGAGAAAACTGTAGAGTTGATGTGCCCCTATAAATGTCTCCCATTCGCAACGCATAATCCTTGACGGATCTAGGTTCATCTCCGATAACCCTCTTAGAAAGCATAGATAAATCAGTCTTTTCGCCAAAAGATACCTTGGCTGAAGGACAAAAATCATCCGAATATGCCTCAGTCTGAAAGGTGTTATCAAAACCGGTATCCAGAGATGGGGCCAAGAACGTCATGTTATGGGAACGAGCATAGACATTCATATACATGGTTGGTGTCGCGCTACCATTATCTTGAACAGGGTTTATCACATAGAAGAAAATCATACCATTATCAGTTGATTCTGACCCTGCAGAATTTGGCAAGTTAATTTGACCAGAAGTTAGAGCAGGCATATAACTTTTATAGGGTATAGTTAGATCTACAGCAGTGTTTCCAACAACTTGCACAGTAACATTCTTCAAAATCGATACTGCATCAGCAAAAGATGGAGGCGTTCCAGAATAATTAAATGGATCCCAAGCAATTAAAATAGAAGCACGTGTGAAGACAGAGGCGACAAATTCAATACGAAATGTAATGTCTCCACACCAGAAATTGGACAATTCACAAAACATGGCCATAGGAGAATACGATTTGGCATGGGTAGTATCAGTATACGTATAAGCTATCATTGGAGAAACTCGACAATAAAAACTCAGCGCAGCCTCCGCTGCAGAAGCCGAAGTAATAGTTCCCGCGTAAACAAGAGATTGTTTAGCACATAATGATGCAATAGCCATATCATCCAACGTACCGGCTCCAAAAGCTGGGTTAATCGAAATGCCTTGCTTTTGAGAAGATGCCAAAACCATTGCTGTAGATGTTCCTTCAATTTGAGAGTAATTATCGCAGTTTCTGTTAGTAATAAAAGTATGATGCTCAGAAGCTGGGGGTTTGGAAAAACCGAACCACCGCAAAACAGAAGCAAGAGTACCAGTAACCGCAGAAAATAAAGTAACCTCGGGAGCAAATTCACCAGCAAATGGTACAATCTGAGCGGACATGTTAGCGACCGTGCTAACATAATCTGAAGCTTTCTTCTCTTCAACGAAATCTGATGATAAACCAGTGGTAAGACCTTCAAACTCAGGATCAACAAGAGACATGTACATGCAAATATTACAAGTCCCAGCCTGAGCTGTTCCTGATAAAATCTGATTTAACATAAATCTTTCAAGCTGATAAGATCCATGCGTCTGGAGCGTTCCAGTAACTGGAGGGACTTTGATGGTCGTACCTAACTGGTACCAGCCAGTTGGAGAACAAATAGGGAGATCAATCTCATAAGTATCGTTCTTTGAAGGATCAACAACTAGATGAGGAACAATTTCACAATTATGGTATTGGCCACTTGCTATGTGGTACCTACCTCGTTGGGTCATTACATTGTTAACTCTCGGAGTGAACATGTAGTACATCTTACCGAACGATTGGGCTGATCCTTGCACGACAATACGAATACGAAGGGTCGCTTTAAAATACCACAAAGATGCAATCTTCTTAGCTAAATTAGCACTAAGCGAACTTACCCACAACGCAACTATATCCTTCGATATAACACCGGATAATAGAGTAGAACCTGACCAAGTATCATGATTGATCTTGACAGGATGAGTAAGAAACTGTTCAAAATCGGACCTCGTAGAAGCAACACCAGAAAAGCGTGATCTAGGAATATTAGTAATAATAGAATCAGTCTGAACAACTTGGGCATTATCACCAATGATCTCCGCATGTTGCGGAGTAGAATTAGAATTAAGATCGGCACGAGAATAACTTCATCCGAAAGACCTCGCAATCTCTCGGGAAGGGCCTTTTATACATTACAAGAAATCAGGGTCATCACCAGTTCTATAAAAGAAGCTAAATTAAAACTGGGTGCGTAAATTTCAGGGAAGAACTCTCAATATTTTTCTGGACCGCAAATCCTTCATAGGACGGTCCCGAACTGGATCCTCAAGTTAGATCCACCCTAGACTCACTCAGAGCCCTTCACCTTTAAGTTTCCGGTGCGCACTCTGTTAGACCGCAGTCCGACTACAGCCTAACGACGCGTCCACTCAGGACGCGATTTTCGGACATCACTCAGATGTCCCATACTCACGGACGTTTCCGAATTGTGTCCAATCTTTGGAACACATATAAGTTCGGAACGTACCAGTGATAAACTCCTCCTTAATTTCGTCATAACTAAGGAGAATCAGGACATGCAGAAGATCGGTCGCTTGAAACCAAGAAATAATATCTTCCTGCATTTTGTGGAAAAACTCCTTTCCATGCATAAAAGCTTCACGTTGCGCTGACAAGGCAACATCCTTAAGTCTAACATCAGCACTAACATCAGCATCACTCATTTGAAAACAAAAGGACTTATAAATCGAATCCAACTCTATCGGAGCTAAATAAAGTCCCATCTCATAGTCATAAACAAATTTCCTTTTTAAGAAAGTTGCTTCTTCCCATGGAATATGAGCACGAATACCTTTCTCCTTATCAGCAGGCGTTACAGTGTAGCCACACAAAGCGTAAACGGGTGCGATAGTGACCATGTTATATTGATCGATAATCTCCTCTGAAATAGAAGAAATGTTGTCATCTCCAGTGGTTGCTGGCTCAACGTACTTTCTAAAATCCCAAGCACTCTTTCCACACAAGAAAACAAAAGCGATTCTCATGAGAATCGAGTTCACGATGCTATTAAAGATCAAAGTAATTATGATGCCACTTGGTAATCCCAATTCCTTCTCGAATAAATCACACATAAAGATTACGAGCTGCACATTGAGCATTTTGCAAAGATAATAGACTCGCTTCTGATCAACAGGGTCATAACCCATCCTCATAGACATTAGATAAAAGAACATAGCTAAAAGATCTATCATCACCGTATCATGAGATGCATCAAAGCCAGAAAAATCCATATCTATAAAAAATGGATGCTT